ATAGCCAAGGCTAATGCTTCTAGAGAAGCTCTAACAGCTAGAGGCGAAGCCACCCAGATAACCGAGGACAGGAAGGTATATACACAGGATGAATACGAGGCTACCATCAAGGCAGCCAGGGAAAGAATAGAGAAGGCAAAGGTAATAGAGGCGGAGGTTCAGGATGCCTAGGTCAATACTGGATGACAGCTATGATCCAATTTATGACCAGATACGTGGGATCCTGGGTGAACACTTTGAGCATTGGTGCTTCATAGTAATGGATGAACAAGGGGAAGTCTTCTTTGATTACGATCACCTGCCCAGTGGAAGGATGCTTATCAATGAAATGTACCAAGAGGTCAGAATGGATGACAATGACCTGGATATTGACTGGGACATTGATGAGGACACAGACGGTTCAATTGATCAATGGAACTAACCTTTACCCCGCACCCAATCCTTCATCCACCATCGGACGAAGAGATAGTAGCCCTTGGTGAGATTGATCCCAAACTACTGGCTGATCTGCACGAGGCCCACGAGGGCAGGATACGTTCTGCTGAAAGTGATCCACTGCGTCACGGCTTTGATCTACCTGGCTGGGAAAGGATGCGTGAAGCTGTTGAAATGTACGATGAAGTAATTACATTTGGCGGTAACAGAAGTGGTAAAACAACTGGGTGTGCAAAGATGCTAATGCAAGCAGTTACCAACAATCAGGATGGACACGTTGTGTGCTTCAGCCAGAATGCCGATACATCCGTAAAGGTACAACAGGCTGCGGTCTGGGAGATGATGCCAAAGGAGTTCAGAAAGAAGACCAAGAGTATAGAGGGGTACATTAACTTCAGTATGCAGAATGGTTTTACTGGTAGTAGCTTTATATTCCCTGACACTAGGACTAGGGTGGACTTCAAGACCTATACACAGTTCAGTAATAACCAGACTATCTTGGAGGGTTTTGAGTTCGGCTTCAAGCAGTCCAACAGTCTAAATCTAGGCGCCTGGCTGGATGAGTACCTTGGTGATGCTGCCCTGGTAAATACACTTAGGTTTAGATTAGCCACAAGGAACAGTAAGATGATCCTGGGGTTTACTCCTATTGATGGCTACACACCATTTGTTTCCGAGTACCTAAAGGGTGCTGAAACATTAGAGAACCGTCACGCAGAGCTTCTGGGTAAAGATGTACCAGTAAAACAATACAGTCCAGAAAGAGATGCTGGTATTGTGTACCTGCATTCGGATGAGAATCCATTTGGTGGTTATGACAGAATAGCCAAGGATCTCAGGAACGAACACGAGGACAAGATAATGGTTCGTGCCTACGGGTTACCTACCAAGTCAATGACTTCATTGATACCTAACTTCTCACCTGAGTTAAATGTTCTTAGCGATGAACCCAACAGACACGGAATAGTCTTCCCAGCTTTGAATCAACTGACCTGGTATCAGGTTGTTGACCCAGCCTTTGCTAGGAACTATGTAGCCCTGTGGGCTGGTGTAACAGAACAGGGTGAAATATATATACGTAGGGAATGGCCTGACAGGGACACCTACGGTGAGTGGGCATTATTTGGTGACCCCAAGTGGAGGTACGGACCAGCTGCCAAAAAGATTGGTATGGACGTAGAAAGTTACGTTGAACTCTTTGAGGAGATTGAAGACGAACTGGGCATAGAAGTAATGGAGAGGGTCGGTGACTCCCGTTTCTTTGCAAAAGAAAATGAAAACAATGTTGATTTATTTACCACGTTCTATGACCACGGTATGAGTTTCATACCATCCGATGGTCAAACGGAACAGATTGGTTGTACCGCACTTGATGAGTGGTTCAGCTATAACCCTAACTACGAAGTGGACGAAGCCAATCGGCCCCGCTGTTATGTACATCATAGCTGTGGTAACCTGATTGAAAGTATAATTAACTATAACTCAGCTGGTAAATCAGATGAGGCCCTGAAGGACTTCTTTGACGTACTCAGATATTTGAGGATGTCAAACGGTGGATACGGACCTGATTATTTTGCATCAAGCGAAATGGAGACAACAGCTAGAGCAACAGGAGGATATTGATGAAAGTACGATTAAGTAAATTAGCAGAAGAACAAGAGGTTGATTTTGAAGAAGCTTTTAGAATAGCTACAGAAAAATTACCAGAGGGTAGCCTTACAGGCACAGGTAAAAATACTTGGGTCAATGAACAGGGGGCTGAGATACTCAGCAAGTCCCTGATGATTGATGAGATTATACCAAAACATTATGAAGGTATAGTAATAGCAGAATGCCCGAACCCTAGATATAATTATGTTATAAACAAAGAAATAGGTAAAAAGGTAGCAATGATGGTTCCCAGAACAAAGAAGGGAATGCTGGTAGGAAAGAAGGTCACCTTTGAAGCCATTGAGGACATTAAGGGTGTCAGTTATCGTTATGTACAAAAACCCAGATACTCTTGACAGAGAATGGTGCAGGGAACAGGTGGATCGTTTTGCGTCCTGGGAAATCTTTAGACGTACGGTTCTTCACGAAACTAGAGTCCCTATGACTAATGCACAGCTATGTGATACAATAGGCGTCTCATCAACCTACACTGTAAGGTTACTTAAATCCATACAGAAACGACTATTTTTAGAAGATGCTGAATGATTCAATCTCTGAGTCCTTGACATACGTTCAGGACGAACCCGACATTAAGACTCTCCGTTATGCTTATGACCAAACGGTTACTGAGTTGGAGTCCTACTTTGACCTCTGCCGTACTAGCTATGATGACCGCAGAAACTTCTGGCCAGGTAAAAGCAGAGATCACCGCAAACACGGTTCCGATGCCTTTCCTTGGGAGGGTGCATCCGATATGGAGTGCCACCTTATTGATGAAAGGATTACTCGTTTAGTATCACTGTTTATGTCCTCACTGAATCGTGCCAATGTACGTGCATTCCCAGTAGAGAGTAGCGACATAGCTAGAAGCAAGATAGTATCAGGTTTCCTCAAGTGGATGGTTAGTTCAGGTTACATACCCCGCTTTCACAGGGAGATGGAACTAGCAGCTAACTATATGCTGGAGAGAGGTATAATTATTTCCTATGTAGGCTGGCAAAGAGAGGACCGCAGGTTCATACAGGAACTGGACATTGAGCAGATTAGTCAAATGAGTCCAGAGATAGCAATGGCTGTACAACAAGGTAACTCGGATGAAGAGCTAATACTTTTACTTCAAAATGTTTTTGAGGGCGTTACAGAAAAAAGAGCAAAGAAGGCACTAAAGGATCTACGCAAAAAGGGAACTGCTGAGTTGCCTGTAGTCCGTAGACAAGTCAATGCGCCTGACGTAAAGACGTTAGCCCCTGACGGAGACTTCTTCTTTCCTACTTATGTGACTGACCCTCAGCGCGCGCCTTACTGCTTCTGGCGTACTTACTATACCCCGCAAGAACTAGAAAACAAAGTCGTCACCGATGGATGGGACGAGGACTTCGTTGAATACGTTATTGAAAAATATCGTGGTGTAAACATAGATAGTATAGAACGCGAACAGGAAGGTCGCCGTAGCTTAAGCCTAACGGACAATGCCTACGAAGCTGAGGAGTTAATTGAACTCTGCTACGGCTATCAAAGGCTAATAGATGAAGAGGATGGAGCGGAGGGCATTTATTGTACTGTCTTTCACCGTGAGTTCGATGGCAATGAACTAGCACCTGGATATGCTAAGTTCGAGTTACTTAATGGATACGAGGACTATCCTGTGGTTGTAACCAAGTTGTCCGAGGACAGCAAGCGCCTATATGATACAACGACCATCCCTTCGGTGCTGAGGGGTATCCAGAATCAAGTAAAGGTCGAAAGGGATTCACGTGTTGACAGAAATAGTCTAGCTACATTACCTCCTATCTTGCATCCAGTAGGTCAGGCTCCAACAGATTGGGGTCCAGGTAGAATGATTCCATACCGCCGTAAGGGTGACCTGGACTTTGCACCAGCTCCAGCATATAATAATGGATCAGCTGAAATGGAAAGCACACTTACCG